AGAGCGCATCAACCAATTGGGCGGCATCTCGTTGCGACAGTCGGTTCCGGCCGAAAATCCGCCGGCACTTGCCCCATAGTCCCGTCAAGCGCGTCATTCCTCATGCGGCCCGATCGAGCCGGTGATGGTGCGGACGGCGGGACTTGAACCCGCAATTCCAGGGGAAGGCGGATTTTAAGTCCTAATTTTATCCCCTTTTTTCAGTCGCCATTCCGGCATGTTTGCGGTTTGTTCATGCACGGCCATCTGCGGGCCTCCGGGATTTGTCGGAATGGGAAAGGTCCGCTGCGATGATCCGCTTTGTCGCGTCGCCCACGGCATAGGCGCGACTGCGCGGAGCGATCGGAAAGATGCCGGCGAACTCGTCGCGCTTCGGTGCGGCCGGCGCCTGGGCGCGCCGTTCGGGTCGGCGGGGCGGGGGTGGCAGGGCAGGCGTCGATCCGTCCACGGTGATATGGACGATGCAGCCGAAGGTGTCGGCGCTCCGGAAGATGGCGCGCGCCACGGCGACCAGGCCGGCGACCTCCTGCACCCGGTCGGGCCAGATATAGCCCAGCTGCACACCGCGCTCCGAATAGACCGCGACCACCGGCCGGCCGCCGCGCACGCCGCGCTCGCGACGCAGCGTCAGCGGGTCGCCCGGCCGCGCGCGGTCAATTTCCGCGCGCCGCTCGGCGCTACGGGCCGTGACGCGATCTGCACCCACGACGGGCAGGGAGAATGCGCTGTCGAACATAGCAGGAACATAGCGGCCGGACAGGCTGCGCGCAACGGTGGCCAGGTCGTACGCGATTATCCGCCTACCTTGCTGGTTACCTTCTCTCGTGACACAGTCCCGTCCGACTCCGGTCGGGCATCGTGTTATCAACCCCCCGATGGCTGCAATCGCCCGGCCGGGGTCACCGGGAACTCCCAGCGTCCACGCTTCATCTATTGCCCTTCGCGTTGGCCCGCACTATCCGGCGCCCGATCCTGCCGCTCATCATCGCGGCGTTCGGCAGGGTCACCTTTGATGGACCGCACGAGCGCGCGACCCGCCGCCACGATATAGCCGACACCTTCGATCAGCAGGCCCACTTTGCCGAGGCCGCGTGCGATCTTGCCCAGCCCCATCAGCTGGGCACCTGGCGGGAGGCCAAGAACCCCCTCACTTCGCCACCTCGCCGGTCTTCACCCGCAGCCACTCGATGAAATCGCCGACCGTCTTGCCCTCGAGGATCGACGGGTTCGCGGCGGTTGCTGCGGCGCCAGCGATCAGGTCGGCGCGCTCCCCTTTGCCGGCCGCCAGGATCGATCCGGCCGTGACGCGGCCAAGGAAGTGGGCGGCATAGAGGGTCGCCCGGTTGATCGGCACGCCGCGCGACCGCAAATAGGCGGCGTTCTTGGCAGTGAAGGTCCGGGCGCGCGCCAGCTGCTCTTCCGGCGACGGCTTCAGTCCCCCGAACGCCGGGCGCAGGGTCGGGCCCCATGTGCCGCCTTCGCCGATCCAAGTCGAGCGGATGAACTGATACAGACCCGACGCGCTGGACGACGGTGCCTGCGCATAAGGCTTGTCGCTGCTCTCGATCTTCGACAGCATAGGCCAGTAGCTATCCGGGATGCCCGCCGCGTCGATCTGGTCGACCACCGGCGGCTTGAGGCTGTCCAGCATGGCGATGGTATCGCGGCCGCACCAACCGTCACGCTTCAAGCCATACTTGCCCTGGAACAGGCGCACAAAGGTATCGTCATCGACAGGAAGGCGGCCGGGCGCTTTGACGCCCAGGTGCCCGAGCGTCGCCGCGCCGGCAATGCCGTCTTCCTTGAGGCCGAAGCGCCCCTGATACAGGCGCACGAAAGCATCATCAGAAATGATGGTCATAAGATCCTCGCAATGTGAAAGGGTGAGGCGCGCAGCCTCTTATTCGTCGGAGTGGCCCGCCAGCCGCTTGGCGCTCAGTTCGGTCTGCACGGCGTTGCGCAGTTCGCCCTTGCTCTCCGTCACGTCCCTCGACAGGTCGCGGAGGGTGATCGCCTCCACCTGGCGCATGAAGCGTTCCGTATAGAGCTTGACCACTCGCTCCGCGCCAATGGTCGCGCCGGCCGAAACGAGCGCCGCCGCCTCGCCGCTGACGCCGAACTGCGTCACCAGCCAGTAAGCGATCAGCCCGACCATCGGCAGCAACAGGATGTCGGCCATCAGCAGCGACGGCCGCACCTTGATCCCCTTCTTGATCAGCAGCGCATATTTCGCCGCCAGCCCGAACGTCAGGCCGATCCATATCCAAGCATATTTGGCGAAAGCCGCCTCAATCCATGGCGACATCGCCGATGCTCCCTGTTGTGTATTCATGGCGGACGCGCCCCTGACGGTGCGGCGATTCGTCTCGACGCGGGCGACCACGCGATACCCCTAGATCAGTACCGCTTTGCCCGCTTGCGGCACCGCTGCGGCCATGCGCTCAATCTCTCGAATACGAGGATGAACGCCGTCTGTCGTGGCCGGCGAAAAGACCGCTGAGCCAGCAGCCGACACCGCCACATTGGTGCTGCGATCGAGCGTCACCAGCCAGTCACCGGGCTCGCCGCTATAATCGACGACCGCGGCCAATTGCGCTCCGTTTGCACCCCAGCGGAGGATTTCGCCGCGCGCGGGTTCGTCGACCACGCGGATTGTCGAGTAGCCGGCGGCCCCGTCCGTTCCAGCCTGTGCCGCCAGCGTCGTCGTCCAGGCTGCTGGCCATTTACCCTGCGTGGCAGAATAGGCAGGGCCGATCAGATCGACGAAGCCCTGGATCACACCGCCCATGAGCGAAGCCTTGTCCGCGTCGAGCAGATAGTAATTGCCGGTTTGCCAGACGCCGCCGTTGGCGTTGTAAGTCTGGCTGGCGACGGTCAGATAATTGTCGGTCGAGGCGGAGGTGCGAGGCGTGGTGCCAATCGCGATCACAGGCACGTTTGCATAGCGCGCGCGCAATCGGGTGATGAGGTCAAGCCAATCCGCTTTCATGGTCGGATAATTGGCCTGATGGTCGTTAATGCTCATCTGGTCGATGACGCAGGTGAAAGGCCATTTGCCGTTGTTGAGCGCGATCAGTTCGTCCAGCACATCCCAGCGCTTGGTGGCGTTGGCGGCAAGTTCGCGACGTGATGCCGCCCCCGGCACGCCCATCAGGAAATGCGGGATGCGCCCGCGACCGCCCGGTGCGTCGAGCCAGCGTCGAAGCCAACCTTTGTTACGGCGCGCATCGGCCGACTGCGGCGAATCGTTCTGCCGCTCGCCGATACTGTCGTTGACGCCCAAGGTGACCGGCCGACCGTCCCAGCCTTTCGCCACCATCATGTCCGGCCCATAAAGTTCCGGCTGCGCCGTGCCGCCATAGGCGGTATCCAACGCGGCGGTGCTGGCCGTAGAAGTGCCGATCAGCGCAATCAGCGTTGCCGCATCGGCCGCGCCCCACACCCGTTCCCCGCGATGCTTCTCGATCTGGTAGACCGGGATTTGCTTTTCGCCCTCAGCCGTATGGTAGAGCGTGTAGATTGTCACCAGCGTCTCGGCTGCAATCGGCGTAGCCAGCGCAAGATCATCGGTCCATGCGCCATTCGCACCGCTGGCGATAGCGGTGCCATCTGCGCCACCGAATTTGAGCCGTGACAGGACGCCGCCCGCTTCGACCCAGACGCCGTCGATCGTCGTCGCGTTGCCCGGCAGCACCGTTTCCTGCGGGCTGCTGCCACTTGTCGTAACGCCAAAGCCGGAAAAGTGCAGGCGCAGATGGTTGATCGCATATTGTGGCGAACCAAAGACCAGCTTCGTCATGACATAGTTGGTGCCTGCCGCCGCCGTCACGAGCGACCCTGACGGCTGCCTGGCTCCTGATGCCCAAAACATGTAGCGCGTGGGATCTCCACCCCCACCCCGACTTGTGCCAAGGGGATCTGCAAATGATGCGATCCCTAGCGACACGGCCTGCAGCGCCACTTCCAGTGGCACAGTCACCCGACGCAGTTTTTTCAATGCCCCACTCTCGATGTTGATCTCAACCGGGTCTGCGGAACTCACAGCGCCGCCGGCAGCCAAGGATCGAGCATCAAGCGGATCCGCTGCCGCCGCTGTCCCAGCGCGAACGCAGGCCGAGGCAATCGCCTCATCAACTTCAAGTCGCAACGGCACGGCATTGGGAAAGCGGGGGTCCCACAGCAAGATCTTCTTCATTTCTGTTCGTCCTTAACGTCGATCGTGGGGTGGACTGTTCATATGAAAGCCCATTCAGGCGGGGAGCCTGCTGTTGAAGCTACATTCGAAATCGGCATAGTTGCCGCCCATCGGAACCGTGCCGGTCCGAATGTCCTGCATCGCATCGCAGTCGGTGATCACATTCTTGTATATCCGACCGGACACCGGGCGACCGATGAAAAGGGCGACGCCGCATTCGCTGATCCGGTTGCTGTATACGAGGAAGTCGATACGTTCCGGGGTCGTTGTCGGGCTTCCGCCGGTGCCCGAAATGCTCACGCCAGCGCGATTTCGCCCGCGTAGGCGCTGACGATGTCTGCCAGCATCGCCTCGCGCAGAAGATCCTTGTCGGCCGTCACCATCTGTTCGTCGCAGATGAAGACTTCCGCCATGTCCCCCAGGAACATCTGCAGGCCCGCATTGCCGGCCGTGTTGAACTTGCCGCCGATCGCGACCGGACGCCCCGGCCCGGCCGGTTCCAGGACGATGTTGGTTGCCCAGATGCGCGGCGTGACGGAGTTGACGCCGACCATCGGGGTCTTCGTCGCGGGGTCATAGCTGGCCCAGACCAGATAGCTGCCGCCAGCGACGAAGCCGACGCTGTTGGTCAGCTGGGGCGCGAGATTGCCATGCGACAGGCAGAGCGCGTTGTTCAGCATGTAGAACTGGACGTCGATGTCGCTCGTTTCCGCGCCGGAGGCGAAAAAGGTATAGGCCGTGCCCGTGAGGGCTACGCCTGCCCCCCACTTGATGACGGTGGCGAAGAAATAGCCCTTGGCGATATCCAGCTCGAAGCCCTGGACGTGCAGCGGCAGCTCGCCCGCCGTCGAAGATCCCCCAGGGAACTTGATGACGGGCTTGGCGTCGCCGGCCATGCCGTTGCCGACCGTGATCGCGTCGTCGCTGGCATAGGCCATATGGCCCTTGCGACCCGCGACGCGCAGCACCTTGCCCGATCGGCGGACATTGCCGTCGGCAGGCTTGATCCAGACTTTCAGCGGATCATAGGACAGCAGCCGGCGATCGCGCTCGGTCATTTCATAGGTAGGCCGCGCCGGCATGTTGGGCAGCGCGAAGGGGACGCGGGTGATAGCGGAAACGGCCATGATTTAAGCCTCCTGAGTGGCAGCTAGGGTCTGGATGGTGGCGAAGACATCGAGCGGGCGCCCGTCGATCAGGCTGTAGCGGCGCCAGTCGGCGCGCTTGAACACGGTGCGCTGGCCGCCGTCGAAGCCCTGGGACGGCGGATTGGCGACGGCTTGATTACCATAGCCCATGCGCGCCGTCTCGACCGCGCCGGCGGGGATGGCGGCCGACATGGTGGCGACGATGCGCGTCGGGTTCGCCTGGTCGATCAGCGACGATGACACCGACACCGTCGTGCCTGCGCTGTTGTAGTGGGTGAGGCCGCCATTGGCAGCGGAGAGTATGATCGTCTCCGTGTCGCGGGCGACCGCATGGTTCATGGTGACGGTCAGCCTGGAGCCGGTCCACGTCGCCGACTCCATCATCAGCGCCGTCGTCTCGCCGCGGATCAGCCAGTCGGCCATCGCTTCGCCCGACAGCGCGCCCCGCCACGCTTCCTCCGGTGCCTTGTAGTGGATGCTGTCGGTATCGAAGTCGGTGAAGTAATGCGGCGGCAGGATGTGGATGTCCGCATTGTTGCGGGCCAGCTCCACCTGCGCCAGACCGGAATCTGCCGGCATGGCTTGGTTTCCTTTGGCCTGAATGGTCTGGTGATAGAAAAGCTGCGGCGCGATGGCCTGCCCGGTGCGCGACACGATCGCGCTCTTCATGCCCGGCCACGCCGCCTCGACCTGCGCGCGGTAATTGGGGTTAACCCAGTCCGCCTCCCCCTGATCCATCAGGATATGGACCTCCAGCGCCAGCCCCTTGGCGTCGGCGATGGCCTTGGCGCTGTCGATCGATGCGAGCGCGTTCAGCCAGGGCTGCATCCAGTCGACGCCATCATGGATCAGCTTCGCGAAGGACAGCGATCCAAAGCCGAAGCTGGCGGACGCCAGATAGACCGAACCATCATAGCCGTTCGGGCCGTTGAGGTGCGTTGCCAGCGCGGTGACGAAGCTTTCGCGCGTCCAGCCGCCCCTCACGTCCGCGCCGACTTCCCCCAGGCCCTCGCGCATCGGCACGAGCGATGCGATGCGCGACGGGTCGATCGGGATGGTGCGGGACTCGACACCGCCGACGATCGCATCTCCATCCAAATTGCCCTGATAGGGGATGGTGCCGCCGTTCCAGGTCAGCAGCCGAGAGGGGAAGGCCGCGTTCCGGATCGGCATGGCCGTGCGGATGGTCTGCGGCCCGGTGACGCCGGCGGGATTGGTGCCATAGCTGCCGCCCGCGACGCTGTTCGATTGGCCGATGACAAGGGCATAAACCATCTTCGTCGGCGCGGCCGTCGCCGGCTCGCTGACGTGCCAATGCGCATGACGCACCTTGTGCCGGTCGCGGATCGGGTCCGTGTCGTTGCAGCTGATCCGGACAAGCCCTGGCTTCGCGCCGTCGGGGCGCTGGATGACCTGATAACCCGTCACGCCATGCTGGCTGAAGGTCAGCTGGCGCTTCATGCGCGTGGGGCCGCTGGGGCTCTCCACCACCGCCCAAAGCTGCGGCACCTTGTTCTGGTCGCCCTGGATGGTGAGGCCGTCCAGCACGCGCGGGTGAAGGCGGATGCGCTGGCCCGGCTCGTAGCCGGCGAGCGGCTGTCCCACCTCGTCCCACTCGGTCACGCGCAGGAAGTCGAAGTCCGCCGTCGGCGGCGTGCCCAGCACCTCGCCATAGTCGGCGATCGTGCGGCGGTCGAACAGGTCGAAGGACAGGACGGGCTGTCCGCCCTGCGCGCGCACCAGGGGCATGCGTCCATTGGCGACAATCCCTTCGCCGCCGTCCAGCTGCAGGTTGTGCAGCCTGACATGGCCGGTGACCGGATCGACGTAGAAGAAAGCGCCATTGTCGTCTTCGGCGAGGATCATCTTGCCATCCACGACATGCGCGCCTGCGACGGGCGGCGCACCAGCGCCGCGCGCGTCATACTGGCGCCGGGCCAGCGTCTCGGCCGACATGGCGGCGGTGCGGGCCTGCTGTTCGGCGGTAAGGCCGCTCTGCAACGCCTGCTCCTGCGCCGCGATCGCCGCCTGCCGCTCTGTGACTTCGGTCGACAATCCTTCGGCCAGGTCGCTCACTTCCTGGCCCAGCCCGCCGACATCGACACCGCCCAGGTCGGTGATGTCCTCGGGCGGCTCGATCGCGATCAGATCGGTCTGCTGACCGTTGCCATAGATGCGGACGAAGGGCAGGCCATAGACCGCGCTCGGCGGCACGACATAATCCAGATCGCCGGGCGCGCCATCCTTGCCGATCACGAAGCTGTAGGTCACCACGCCATCGGCGACGACAGGCGTCAGCACATCGCCCAGGCGCACATTGCTGACATTGTTCTTGTTCTGGTTGAGGTTCTGCCAGCGCAGCTCCACGCCGTTGTTCGCCGGGTCGGCCGGATCTGCCGCGCGCGCGATGCGATAAGTCAGGCGATAGGTGCGACCGGGATAGATCGGCACGGCGATGCGCGGCGCGATGTCGACATAGCCCGCGACGGGATCGACATCCGCGCCCGCCAGACGCAGCGCAGCGCCATAGCCGGCCGCTGCGACCACGCTGCCGACGCTGACCGGCGCGCGGCCGAGCGGGTCGCCGGTGGTCGCGTTGGAGAAGAGCGCGCGGGCGTCGCCGGCACGCTCCGGTGCGCGGGGGATCAGCGCCTCGACAGGGCTGACGCGCGCGTCCAGATCATCGGGCTGCACCGCGCTATCGGCCTTGGCGCCTTGCGCGCTGGTGGCGGTGTCATCCAGGGCATCTTGTAACCCGGTGACGCTGGCGATCGGCTGCGAGCCGGTATGGTTGGCCCGGTTCTTCAGATTGGCGTCCGTGTCGTTTGCCGTGGCGCCGGCCGCGATCCCCGACAGTTTCGTCCGCTCAGACGAAGTCATGCGCTTGAAGTCGGCGGCGTCCGCCAGTTGCTCGATCGATGCGCCCGGCTGGAGTGCGCTGTCGGCTTTACCGCCCTGTGTGCTGGTCGCCTTGCCCGCCAACGCGGCCGCCACGGCCGTGCTGATCGGCTTGTTGGCGTCGGAGGTATTGTCGACATTGCCCAGGCCGACGTCGCCCTTCGCCAGCGCCACATCGCCGGTCTTGCCCGCGACCTTCGTCACCGCATTGACCTGTGCGCCGGCGGCAATGCCGGCCAGCTTGTTGCGCTCGGCCGTGCTGATCCCCGCCGATGCCGGCGCGAAGTCTCCCACATTGGCGCCAGCTGCGCTGCCGAGGTCCGCCGCGTTCGCCTTCCCGGGAAGCGCCGTCTCGATCGCATCCAGCCGGCCGCTAAGCGCGCCCTCGGCGCCCTGCGCGCGAGAAGTCTCTGCTGCGAGCGCCGTCTTGTCCGCCTTCACCTCGAGCGGTTCGGCAAGCGCGGTTGTCACTACAAAGCTGCGAACATCGGAAAGCGGCATGGCTTACTCCGGCAGGAGATTGATTTGGCCGTAGATCAGAAGCGGAGATTCCCCGGCCTTGGTGAAACGGATTTTGTGGGAGAGGCGGACGACCTCATATTGACCTTCGACAGCGCCGAAGATGCTGCCGTAGATGCTAACCAAGACCTGCCCGTTGTCGGCATCGGTCAGGACAACGCCAGTCACGTCGCGGCTTGTTTCGATGCCGGCGACGGCGATAGTGGAGGCATCGCCAGACTGTTCACGAAACTCCATCGCCGCATCTATGCCGGTGAGGTTTACCGGATCGCCATTCACGTCGCGAGCAAGCAGCGTGAATTGCTTCGCCCCGGAGCGGGGAACAGCAATGTCCATCTGCCAGGAACCCGACATCAAGCCGCCTCCGCAAGAGAGACTGACCGATCTTCAATGAAACTGACTGCCATTTCGGCGCTTCGGCCAAAGGACAGGGGAGGGCTCAGATCCTGACCCAAGGCGAGCTTGCAAATGGCCATGGGCCAGTCGAATGTCACGGCCTCACCAGCGCTGATCGGGTCCCGGATGGGGGGCACGAATGAAAACGTCGCTTGCTGCCCGACCCGTGCGATAATGCGTTCGATCTTGAAGGCTCGGCCAGCAACCATGCCCTTCATGCCAGCCTGCAAGCGCGCGCCTTGGCTGACATTCACCGCCATCTGAGTCGGAATCGCACCAGGTGGTGTCACGACGCTGGCTACGATATATGGGACTGCGTATCGGACCTCAGTGGGGAAATCCGGATCATTCGAGAATAGCTGCGATGGCCGCGCAGGGGCGCTACCGTTTGCCGGGCGAGGCGCGGTGTAAAGGGATACCAGCGGGACAAAGAAGCGGCGACCCGGCATGTAAGCTGTCCAAGCGTCCCACAGGCGTATCAGCGCGGGGGTTCTCAGGGCGATCCCTGAATAGGTTATTTCCCAACGTCCGCCGCCATCGGTCTGGATCGCGGTCTGGTCGCCGTTGATTGCGGTGCCGCCGTCGATCATCATCGGCACCACGTCCGCCTTGACGATCTGCGGGTTGAACCGGTGCGTGGGAAAGATGGGGAGCATGGCTGCAAACGTGGCGACGCAGCTTGCCTCAAGCTACGGACGGGACGCGTTACTGCTCGATCAGCAAAGCATTCGCGGTCGCGCCGGCCAATACGGACACTAACCCCGTTAGAATGGCTTGCTGCTGCACCAGGATCTGCGCGCCGGTCTTTGTCGGCGTTCCTGTGACGGTCGATCGTGTTGGACCGGACAGGACGGACGTGGTGGCTGGAAGCGGGATTACCGCGGGCGGATTTGCGAACCCGCCTGACGTGTAATTCAGGGTTGCAACCCCTTGCGCGTTGGTCTGCGCTGATGCGGTCATTACGCGCTTGGCGGCGTTGAAGTTGAACGCATCCGCCTTGGCTGCGACATAGCCGGCAGTTCCGAGATACAGGCCGATCTGCGGCTTCGCCCCTTGGCCGCCAGCCCAATCCACGACCTTGATGAGGGTTCGAACGCCGTCCTGCTCGCCAGCTAGCACAGGCGACCAGCCGTTATCGCCATTCGAGCCAGGCGAACCGTCCCGCACCTCGCCGAACGTCCTGACGCCGCCATTGCGCCATGTCGTGATGACCTTCCGCAAGCTCATGATATCACCACCGATCCGGCATAGGTTGGGGATCCGGCGACACCTGCTGCGCTGACCGTAACCAGCCAGTAATGGCGCGTCGAGCCGCTGGGCTGGCCAGTGTCGTCGTAAACTTGGTTCGCGCCCAAGGTGCCGGGAAAGTCGCCATTGACCTGGTTTGCCGTGTTGAAATTGTTGGTGCCGTTGCGGAAAAGCCGGGTTGCCGAATAATTCGAGCTGGTGGGATCGCGCCAGGCAATCAACGCCTGCCCAGTGGTCGGGCTGGTCACAGCGGTATCGGTCACTGGAGCGGGAGCAAGGCCGGCCGTCGACGTGCTGACTGACGCCATCTCCGACCATTCGGAAATGCGCCCATCGCCAACGCCATAGGCCACCTCGACATCGATACCGACGTTGATGGGGACGCCCGTTGTCAATAGTTGTGCGGATGGACCTGGATCAATGTCTGAATATGCCTGCTCCAGCCAACTTCCGCCATCTGTGGTGACGCGCCAACGCGCATACCAAGTGATGTCTGACCGATCGAAGCCATCCACCGTGATGCGGATGCGCGCGCCGCTTCCTGCATCTCCTATTTCCGCTTCAGCGCTAGCAATGATCGGAGTAGCGAGAGGTGCTGGAGCGACGCGGTCGCCTTCAGCCGCAGGCTCCCCCTCTTCGGTGGCAGGATTCCAAGCATCGATATTGGCATTCGCGGCTACCCAGGTGAACGTGACGCCGCCGGTGGCGACATTCCGGGTGATTGCTGTAATCTCCGCGACGCCGTCGAAGAATATCGTCCCTGCTTCCTCAATGCGAAGGTTGATATAGCGCTGGCTGCGCGCGATGCGCCCCGCCACGTTGGTCGTGACCGTGCCGCGGTAAGGCGCATTGGCCCGCGCCATGCGCCGCTTCGCCAACCTGCGGACCTGACCCCATGAGGGAGTCTGTAAGTCCAGCGTTTCCGACAGCAGCGCCCCGCGCTCTGTGATGTCATCCTCATCACGCCAGGCATCGCATTCGACGCTGTTATATTCGTGCGCCTTCGAGACGTAGGAACAGACGATCTCGTTGACTGCGCTGTCATCATCGACGCCAACGCCTTGCCAATCATAGGCGATGATATGCTCAGGGCCGATGGAGACAGTTGGTGCCTGGAACTTGCCGGCGTGGACCGCCACGGAACCATCGGCCTGCGTCGCCATCCACCCGTCGCAAAGCTGGAGTAGCCCTGCCTTGGTTTCGCCGTGGGGGGCAACCAGCGAATGTGACAAGCAGGACCGGTAACGCGCCTCGGTGCCCCCTGCTTTGAGCGTCACAGCCTCATCACAGACATCGGACGCGGTGCGCCAGCTTGCGAGGGATGGAGCGATCTTGCGGTTATAGAAAGCAACCCGAAGCGCCATCAGTTCGGCGGCATATCCCGGATCAGTGACGGGGATCGTGGGCTTGGGGGCCTCCCTATAGAGCATATAGTGCATGAGCTGGCGGATCGGGTTTTCCGTCCAGGTCCATGCGCTGTGGTCGCAGGGGTCTGCCGCCCATGGATCAGGGCACTTCTGCCATTTGGCGGCGATAGAGGCGGTTGGGACGCCGCTCGGGTAGCGCTTGAGGAAGTTCTTGGACTTTACCGAGGCAAAGCGCGTATAGATCAGGCAGACGCCATCGCCGCGGTGATTGCTGGTCCAGACTCCGGGCAGATCATCTATGATGACGGGGATAGTGGTCCCTGGCGTCCGCCCATCCGTCCAGTAGAACCGCGTCGTGTCGTCGCCATAGCGGCCATCGGACAGACTGTTGATGAGGCCGCCGGGGTAGCTGACGCCCGACTTATGCGTTACCTTGTCATCGCCGAGATAGAAGGCGACAGGCGAGGTCATCGGACCATCATGAACCGCATAGCCGTCGATCGCGGCCCCGTTGTTGCCGGTTTCGTACAGGAAATAGGCCCCGTAGAGGCGGCTTTCGCCATAGGCGCCGACGCGGGGGGGGCGCGAGGTTTTGATCGCCGTCGATGAGGCTGGCGTCGGCGTGGGCGGCGGTCGATCAAGGGCCGCGATCCCACCAGCTAGAGTTCCGCCGATCGCTGCGCCAAGAGGTCCGCCAAGGCTGGTCCCGATGGCGGTGAAGGCCACCGAGCGGACAAGATTGCCAAGATCGCGATCGATCAAGGAAATCGGTGCCGTCACAACCCCGATGATACGGCCCAGCGTCCTACCCATGAAGACACCACACAGCCAGAACCGCGTCATGCTCTACGGACGCGAAGGCAAGCCCCCGCTCAGCAACAACGCACCACCGCTTGCCGGTGAAGATTGCCCCGGCCTCTTGATTGAGGATGCGCAGGATGCCGATGTCTCCGGGCTGCGCATCGTCTTGCCGCCTTACGAGGCCAGCATCAGCCAATCCCCGCTCGAACAAGGCCAGCAACCCGCCGCCGACATTGATCAGGTCGTGCGCCTCGCTATCGGTGCCATAAGTCCCACGCCAGGCCGCCATCGGATCAGCCAGGCCGTTGTCAATCGCCCACTGCGCCGGCATGGTGCAGCAATCCCATATGCCAGGTTCGCGGCGACGCTGCCCGGCCTCCAGCAGCCATGCGCCAAGGTCAATCACTTGGCCCGAACCTGCGCGATGTGCCTGCTGTGATCCCGCCGACATTGCTGAAAATCGCGTCTGTCGGATATTTGCGCCGTTGGTCGGCATCGGTGAAATAGGCGTTACTGGCTCGGGCGCGGATGCTGTCCCCCTGCACGATGGTCAGGGTGATAGACCGCGTGACCTGACCGTCATTGCTTTGAGGGCGGCTGACGGTCAGGGAGCGGGCTTCGAAAGTCGCCTCCCATTCGATCGACGCAATCGACCAGTCGTCATTGTAGCGGATCGTTCCGACATAGACGGGGGCGTATCGGACGCTCTCGGCATCTTCGATCGCCAGCCTGATCGCCGTTTCCGATACCCCGCTGATGGTGAGGTCCAGACGCTCGGTCGTTCCGTTGATGAGGGTCTGCCAGTCCGGCACCCCGACCAGTTCGCCACCACCAAGAGCGATCATAGGCGAGGGGACAAACGCATCGGCGGGGATCAGCAGATTGCCGTGGCCCCCATGGATCAGGGCAGGGTCATCGCAGTCGATGAAGGCAATGTAGCTTTCGCGGTAGAAGGGCATCAGGTGCCATCCCGCTGGAACTGCGCCAGGCGGGCGGGCATGGCCTTGGTGACGACTTTGCCCATCGCACCGGCGGCTTGCTGAGCCTGCCGCCCGCTTAGGGTCAGAAGCTCTCGCGCAAAGCCTTCGGGGGTGACGCTGTTACGAGCGTCGATGCTGATCTGCTGGTTGATGGTCGCGGCGTCGGAGCGCGCGCTCAGCCTGTGGTTCGGAACGACCACGCCGGCCTGCTGGGGGACGAACATCTCCCGCCCGCTTTCGCCGACCATATAGGGCGTGCCAGCCTTCACAGCGCCGCCGATCGCGCGCCCGCCGCCAAACAGGCTTCCAGCCAAGGAACTGAAGAAGCCTCCGATACCTCCGCCGCTAGAGCCCGCCTGCGAAAGCGCTTCCGTGATCGGCTTGATCAGCACGTCCTCAATAAGCATGTTCAACAGGCCTGAAAGCAGCGGGTCTTTGATGCCGATCTGCTTTTCGATGCCGCTGCGGATGCTGTCGCGGACATATTGCAGTTCGTCCACGACATAGCCTTCGACCAGATCGCGAGTTTCGCCTTCGTCGCGTTCAAGCTGGTCGCGATAGGCTTCCAGAGGCGACTGGTTCGCCCGTTCGGCAGCGCTATGGCGGCTGTCGCTAACTTCCCCAAGAACGCCTAGGGCGGCTTGCGCGCGCCGGCCTTCTGCGGAGTTAGCGCCCTCTAGCTTGATAATGGCATCAAGCTGCGCCCGCTGATAGCGCTCCTCCAAATCGATCGACGCAAGAGCAAGCCGCTTGCGTTCGGCGCTGCTCTCGGCAAGGTCATACTGATTGCGCAGGATTTCCTGGTCGGCACGGAATCGTTCGTCGGCCGCGTCTTGCGCCTGACGGGCAAGCTCGATTTCAAGATCGCGGGCGATGCGCTGGCCATAGCGACCGGGCTGCACAACGATTTCGCCATCCTCGCCCTGCGCGCCGTAGAGACGGTCGATCGCTGCCATCGCCGCTTTGCGCTGGGCATCGGTCAGGTCTTTGTTCGCCTTGATTTCGGCGACACGCTCCTTGCGCTCTTCGGTCAGGATCTGGCGCTGGAGTTCGGCGCGTTGTTCTGCGCTCGTTGCGAGGTCCAGCTTGGCCTGCAATTCTTCCTGGCGCAGGCGGGATAGATCGCGTTCGGCCGCTTCGGCGTCGGGACCGGAGGGAGTGGATTTCGAGCCGCCAGTTTTCGTCTTGGGAGGTTTGACCGGCGGCGAGGAAGGCGTTTCCTTGAAATCGTTGAGCGACGTATTGATTACGTCGGTATAAGCCTCGCGCGCAGCCGCCTCGTTCTTGATGGCCGCATTGAGGTTTTCGCGCTCCTTCTTTTCTGCCTTAGCGGCCTCAGCCTGCGCGCCCGGAAACAAGGTATCGCGCACAGAGCGGGTGAGACGTCCTATCGCGCCCACGGCACTGCCACTGGACTGATTTGCCGGGTCGCGGGCTGCCTGTGCCGCGCGACGGTCTAGAGCAGCTTGCGCTTGTTCGCGGTTAGCGCGAGCTATGGAAACGGATGCCTTTGCCTGCTCAATAGCTGCCTGCTTGGCCTGAGCGGCGACACGGCCCCATGCCTGAGCAAGAAGGTTCGCCTCCCCCGTCAGGTTGGCAGTGGCAGTGAGCGCATCCCGCTCTTTCTTGGTCAGGTTGTTGGTTTCGGCCGCCGCCTGTGCCTTTTTTTGGCGGGCCGCATCGAACTGTGATGCCTGATCGGCGATCGCCGTAGATAGCGATTCAGAGGACGCCTGCGCCTCAGCTTGGCGTGCGGACAGGACGGCAATACCGGCACCCAATGCAAGGACGGCGGCACCCACAGGGCCACCTACAGCAGCCAGTAGAGCGCCACCCGTGCGTGCGGCCATGCCTTGAGCGACTGAAAGGCTGGTGACAGATGCCGCCGCCAACCGTGCAGCCGAGGCTTCACCCAGCAATGCCGCGTTGGCCTGATACGTCGCGCCTGCCAGCGCCTCGGCGGTGAGCGCAGCGCGGGTGTTGGCGGCTGCCAGAGCAATGGAGGAAGTGGCAGAAGCGCCGGCCGCTGCGACATAGCGAACGCCCATGACGGTCGCGATGACGGCCAGTGCGGTCGATACAGTGTCCAGATTGTTCGCCAGCGACTGAATGCCAGATGCTAGCGCCCCTGCCGCGCCACTGCTTGACGCCGCTGATCCGACGAACTCAATCAGACGATTGTTGAGGCTGGTGAATGCGCCTTCCAGAGTGAGGGTAGCGTTCGCGGCTTTTCCTTCTACCACTCCTGCCCCTGCCAGAATGGCCTGGAAAAACTCCTGAGAAGTTACATTCCCATCGTAAACTGCCTTGCGCAGCTTCTGGACTGAACCTGCATATTTTTCAGACGCTGCGGCAGCTTCAAGCAAGGGACGAAGGCCGCCTTCGTTTATCTGAGCCCATTCTTCAGCCTGAAGCTTTCCATTGCTGAATGCCTGAACGAGCCCCAGCACAGCACCCGATGCTTCCGCCGAACTCTTCCCGGTGATGATCAGGGATTGCGCTACCGCTTCGTTGATGCGCATGATCTGCGCCTGTGTAGCGCCAAGCTCGCCCCCGGCTTGAGACAGGTTGCCGTAAAGGTCGGCAAGAGTATTGACGGACACGCCGTATTTTCCGCCCAGATCGAGCAGCTTGGCCTGTGTCTGCGCAAGCGCCTCACCTTCCAAGCCAGCGACACGCAGGCTGTTTTGAAGGCGGGTGTAACTATCCGTCAGGGCGATTACTTGCTGCGCGCCGAAAAGGCCGGTCAGCGCCTTAAAAGCCGATCCAATCTTGCCCGAGGACAGCGCAATCTGCCGCTCCAGCGCGACCATCTGCCGCTGTTGCGCCTGCGTGACCCGCTCGAAAGTGGCTGCCGACCTACGAAGATCGGCCTCATATTTGCCGACGCGAGCCTCAAACTCGACAATCACTTCGTCTGCGGTTGGCATTGCCATGGATGGTCATGGCGGGCAGGTTCATGCTACGGACGCTAGGAAGCAGGGAGGCTCATCATGTTGCAGCTTATTGGGTGGCTTGGCTGCCTGTATCTGGTGGTGAAGGCGCTGGAGTTGGCTGCCAGCTCAAGCTTCCGAGACGAGAACGGCAATATGAAGACGACGGCGATGGCTGCGGCAGTCCTCGCATGGTTTGGCGCTGCTGGGTTCGCCCTGCTGTTCCTTGGACAAGGGGCGGCGCTTCAAACTTTAACGCCAAGCACCTCAGAGGCCGACGATCTAAGCGCTCGAATCAGGCAGCAGTGCATTGAGTTATCACAAACTCCTGAAGAAGCGGAAAAGTGCGGAGGAAATTAACCCAGCACCGCCACCCCACGCGCCTCAAGCCGCCGTCGCCGCTCTTCCGTTTCCTCGATTGAGGGTGGGTCAGGCAGCTCGTCGCCGGTCTTGTGCGCCAGCTCCCAATTGTGAAGCATCGCCTGATATTCGTAGAGGGTGAGGGCTTTGGCTTCGGATGGAGGGATGCCCCCCATCATGGCGCAGTTGGCGAGAATCTGACCGATGTCTATTCGGTCGCTTCCGCCTCGTCCTTTTTTTTTGAGCCGTCCTTCTGCGCCGGCTCATAGCCCTGCATGAAGGTGTGCAGGATCGTGGCGGCCAGGTTCCAGCTTTCGATGAAGGGTCGAGCTTCGGGGCCGGTGACATAGCGATCAAGAAGGGCGGCGACTATGCTCGGCTTGCATTCGACCGCCTGACCGTCGACCGTCCCTCCGGAACCGCCCAGCAAGCCTTGGCGAATGATTTCCGCCACATCGACCAGCCGCGAATGGCCGGCCATCACCCGCTCATAGACAGCCTGAATCCCGGCGTCGGACTTGCGCTCGATCTCCGCGCACGCAGCCCACGGCAGCTTGAAATCATAGATGCCGTCGCCGAAGTCCAGCGTCAGGTGATTCTGCATCAGTCGGCGTCGGCCCATTCGAGCAGGCCGGCGCCGGTAATGGTGATGCTCGCCTGGGTCCACTCGCCATCATTTCCAGTAATTTCGAACGACGAGATGAAGCCCGGCCCTTGCCAATAGCCGGCATCGACAGCAACTGCGGGCGCGGCCGGCTCATCCATGGCGAAGCGCCAGCTCTGATCTGATCCCATCAGGCCGCGGATCGCCGCCATCTGCGCCCGATTATAGAGGCCAGAACCCGTGATCGACCAGTCCTGCGCGCCGACCGCACGAACAGTCTGCCCCGCATCTTCCGGATCGGCGCAGTCGTAATCCGTCATTTCGAAGGCATTGGCGTAGGTGATCGTGATGCCGCGGGTGTTGATCCCGCAAAGCTGGGTGAACACCTCGGGATCAGCCCCGTCGCCGAACATGATGTCGGCGTAATTGCCCTTTACCTTCGCCGCGTATGCCATTGCCGATACCCTCGTTGATGAGATTTCCCCGACTTTGCGGAGCGGGGGAGGGAGGCGCTACGGACGGCTAAAGCTGCTCGACCAGCGTCATCGTGAACATGACCACGCCGTGCCAGCTATCGGCCTCCGTGCCTTCCAGCATCTGGGTCCGCTCGACATGGCAATCAGGCAGTCCGTCCAGTACATCAGCAATCGCGGCTATCGCCTGTTCCGCATAAGCCTTGGGGTCGAGAATGTCGGCCGCCTTGTTCACGAACACATGGTAGGAGCTGTCCACGGAACCGCCTCGCCAGCAGGACGCGCGAAAAGGGTCGACGCTTTCAACGCCGTAGCGGCCGAATGGCTTGGCCGGACTTGCCGGGGTGACGGTGGGATAGAGCCGATCGGCGGGAATCCTGGCGGTGACGGACGGGGCTGCTTTCAGGGCCCTGATGACAGCGGATCGGGCTTCAATGGTCGGGCTGATCGTCATTGTCAGGAGCCAGCCACAGGGGGAAGCTCATTGCCGTCCCGAGCATCGATACCAGGTTCCAGTCCGTCTCGGGATGATCCGTTTCCATTCGCGCCAGGATCGCGTCCATCCACGCGCCGAGAATGTCGATGTCGAACCTTTGCCCCATCGCCTTCGGACTTAACTGGTTTCACATCCTCTGTCGCCTTGCCTTTCGCGATAGCAGCGTCCGCAACCTCGCGCTTGACTGTGCCGGTCCATCCCGTCTTGAAATGCGTGACGGCGCGCGAAGGCCAGCGGTGATTATAATCGGCTGTGAAGGTGATCTTGGCCATGGCTGCATTGGCCGCCGCTGGCGCCTGTTTTGCTACGGACGGCTACAGCTTCCCGCCCCTAACGATGATCTGCACGCCCTTGGCGGCAAGGCGCTCACCGGCCTTGCGCACCTTCTTGGCAGCGGGACGCATGAAGGGGCGAGCGGCAACAGTTTCATCTCCGAACTCCAGGCGCGCCGCGTATGGAGCATCGGCGATCGATTGCGCGGTAAGCGGCCCTGTGCGTTCGACATGCACGGACCTGTCCAGAAAGTGAGTGTCGGCGTTTGGCGGTTCGCCGGGCTTCGACGGCACATGGTTCTTGCCGCTCACCGCGCCGGCAGTGATGCTCAAGGCGGCCTCGGTAGCGTGCATGTCAGCGAGCGTATAGACCAGCTTGGACGCTTCCTTGCGCATCCCGGCTGTCATGTTTTTAAGGCGTTTCAGGTGATCGCCGGCACCTTTGAACTTCGCCATCAGCCCATCCACCCCCGCGCCAAAATCCCGCAGGCCAGGCCCAGCGCGAACATATTCAACGCTAGATGAGCGATCATCAGCAGCTTTTGCTTGTTAGTCACGCCGCCCGCCCCCGACAAATCCAGTGGCTCGAAGCAGCGTCCCTCTCAGCGCTGGCGATCATCCACCGCTTGCCCTTTGCGCTGATCTGCAAGTCGGTCGTCACCTCGACGCCTAGCCCCGCCGACAAGATGATGATCCGCACATCGCCTTCGGAATATCCCTCACTCTGCCGCATGGCATGGGTCGCGCCGTCCACCTGGCACCGGCAGGGCACATCATCGCCGCCGCCGTAGCCGGTGATAGCGCCTTCATCGTCATAGATCGGCTCTGTGCCGTCGCGGTGCAGCGTGCCGGGCAGATACAGCCCGCCCAGCGCCGCGCCGAAAATCGCTTCGATGCCGCCGTCCAATAGGCCCATCACCGCCCCCAAGGCGGAAGGACGCCCGCAAAGCCGTTGAACCCGCAACCACCCACGACAGCGCCGGTGCCAGTCACGCGAGGTCCGGCGATGCAAGGTCGGATCATCGCAAAAAAGGCGACCCCATAGCTGTTGGAGCCATAGACGCCCGCGCTCTGCGCCGATGCTGCGTCCGCCTTTTCCAGTTCGATCGTGCCGGACTTGATGCGCTTGAACCCGGACGCGCCTTGCGCCGCCATCTCGCTTTCTGCGCCGGTGCCGATCCCTGCGTCCGTCAGATACCATGCGGTTGCTCGCATTGTGGCCAGGTCTATGCGCGCGCCTAGGCAGTCTTGGAGCGGCTCGGTGAGGAGAACGGCCTGACCGGACCAGAAGTCATAGGCTGCATCGTCCACGGCTGCGAAAGAGGGGAAGATCGAAACGAATGTCGCCTTGGTCGGCGCGGTGTAGGCCATGGGTCAGTCCTTACGAAAAAGGCCGCCGCCCGTGTGAGCAGCGGCCTCGGTTGCCCCCGGAGGTGCGGTTACTTCTTGGCGTCGGCGGGCTTGGTCAGGGCCTCTACCTGCTTGGTGAGGTCTTCCTTGTCCTTCGCCAGACCGTCGCGCTCGGTGGTCAGGGCCTCTACCTGCTTGGTGAGGTCGGCGACCTGTGCGGCGAGATCGTCCAGATCAGCCGAGCCATCATCGCTCGGCGGTGCCTTCCCCAAGTCGGGCACCGCCCCCTTGATCGCCTTGGGGTCGATTTCCTTCGACTCCCCCGGCTCCAGCCAGATGGTGCCCGTATCGGTGTTGATGCCGCGCGGGCCGGCGGTGTGGTTCGTGAACGTCTTCATGGCTTAGATCCCATCCCGATAGCTGACCGCCTTGGGGCGATAGATTTCCGTCTGGCCGACGTTCATGATGCCGTCGACACGCCAAGACATGGACGAAATCGCGTGCGGCGGCAGGAAGGTGAAAGCGCCGGGCAGGAAGCCCTCCAGAACGCCAGGATTGCGCGCATAGGCAACGATGCGCTTCGTCCCGCCCGAGCCGGCGGTCTCGAGCTCGCGCGCCGGCAGAATGTTCAGCGGCTGCTTGGTGATGGCCGTGTAGGCGTTGTTCTCCATCAGATACTTCAGGGCCGTGCCGCCGTAATCGGGCATGTTCGTGCGGTTGGCCTTCAGGAACTTGCTGGTGGGCAACAGCAGCGTGTCGGCCAGTTCGGTTTCCTTGGTGTTGATGTAGACATCGGTGAGGGCCGCGTCGACGTCGCCCACCATTTCATCCGGGGTCGCCGTATCCCAATCACCCGATGGCGCAGACGCCTGCGGCACGGTTGCGTTGTTCAGCAGGCCGGTGAAGCCTTTCTCGGTCGACCCGGTCATGAACCGATCATAGACGAACTTCTCGGCGATCTTGCGGGCATCCGATGCATCACGGGTCGGCAGGTCCACGCCCATGCGCGAGGCGCGGTTGACCTCCTGAAGCGAAAGCTCATAGCCGCAGCCCGCCAGGAAGAAGTTGCTGACGCCCTGAGCCATCTGAGCCGACACGTTGGGGATGTCGAAGCCCTTGCCGGAGAGATATTCGGCACGGCCAGCGGGTCCGTTCAGCGAAGTGACGACCGTGCCGACATCCCACATATCGCCGTCCTCATTGGTCGGGATATAGGTGGCATAGTCGAACGCCGGATACTTCTCTTCGAAGACCGTGGCATGGGTGCGATAGAGCGCGGGGCGGGCGAAGCCGATTGCCTGCTGCGCGTCGGTGAAAATCTGACCACTCATTGCTTCATTCCCCCTTAGCGCTTCACGATGCGGCAGATGCCGTTCGTCACGGTTTCGTCCGCGACCCACCCGGTCGCGATGTGGGTTGCGTCGGCCGCCGTGGAGCCGATGCCGTCAGCCGCGCCCGCGCCCGTGCCGACCGTGATCGCCTGGCCGTCCGAAACTGCGCCCGTGACGTTCACATAGATCGCGCCACCGGTGAGGATGCCGGCGGTCGAATACTGCGGGTAGGTGTCGACGGCGCCCGTCACGACGGTCGGGACGATCCCGCGATCAGCGATGGCCCAGCCAAGGAAGGTGGCCAGCGTGCCAACGGTGGTAACGCAGCCATGATCGCTCGCCCCGCGATAGAGCGGCGCGCCGAAAGCTGCGCCCGCAGCGGATTCGACCGTGCGGCTGATGCGGTTGGAGGTTTCGCCGTTGGCGACCATGCCGGGATACCCCTTGGCATAGTCCTCGGCGTAAGTGCTTTGAATCGTGATAGCCATTGATCGCGCTCCTTACGCTGCGGCCGAGGTGGCGGGGGTTTTCCATGCATTGCGGCGAGCTTCGCTTGCCTTGCGCTGAGCATCGGCGAAGGCAGTTTCGGCATCGCCGAACGTCTGCACGCCATCAGCCAGAGCGCGACGCAGCGGGTCAGCCGGCGCGGCGTCCTTCAGCATCGCGAACGACGAAGCGAACTGCGCATCCGTCCAGTCCTTGGCATTCGCGGCGGCATCGCCCAGGTGCTTCAGCACGGCGGCCTTGATGATGGCCGGCTCATCCATCGCATCGGTGACGGTGACGCCCAGCGCCTTGGCCTTGTCGACCACCGCGGCATAAGCCTTGGCGGCGTCGCGAAGCTGGGCCGGCGTCGGCTTGGCGTCGGTCAATTCCTTGACCTTGCTTTCGAGCGTCGCCCTGTCGGTGGTGAGGGTGGCGACCTGCGTTTCCAGCTTCGCGACCTTGTCGCTTGCCGCGTCGCGGGCGGTGATGAGGGTCTTGATCGTGGCCTCGGCCGTATCGGCGTTGGACACGTCGACGGTCAGCCCGTCGATCAACATGGTCTTCACAGGCTTCTCCTGTTCAAGGATGTGGAAGGGGTAAACGTCCATCTTCATGCCGGCCTCGCCGGACTTGGCGTCGCCGCCCCCAAGTTCGGCCAGCGCGTTCTTCATCTGCTCCATCATGAGCATCTGACTCTTCTCGCCCTCTTTGCCGGTAGTCGGGGCAGAGCCGTTCATGTGTTTCTCGTGGAGCGCTATGGCCTTCTTGAGCCATGCGGCGGCCTCTTTCGCTCCATCCTGCAACGCGATAGGCAACGCGTCGCAGATCGCGGCATCGCCGATGCGGCACGACGGACCGGCCCTGCCCCGGTCCACGATCGCGACGTGATTGCCAGTTATGGACTTCTGACGGGCAACGCACTTGGTGCCGTCTGCGGCAGCGAAGTCACCGAACTGGAGGTCGGCCGCGTAGCCGTTCGACAATTCACGCTTGCCACCATTCACGGCGGCGATGGCGCTGGCGTCGGTCAGCAGCAGGTCGAACGCGAGATATTCGCCGTCGCGCATCGCGCCCATGACGACGCCGCGCGCATGATCGCGCCAGTTCGTGGAGTTGACCGCCTCGCGCGGGTGATTGTCGGTGACGGGCTTGCCGATGAAGCTATGCGCGGATTTGCTGTCGAACACGGCACTGTCATCGCGCAGCACGTTGACCATGCCGGCATCGCGCAGGCCATGCTTGTTCTCGGGGTCGATTTCGCTGCCCAGATAGGCGTAGGTTCCGGTGCGAGCCGCCTTTGCCCTGACAGCGAGGTAGCCGTCAGCCGTGCGGCGGGGCGCGTCTAGGGTCAGGGCGTCGGAGAATAGCACCATGGGGCGGGTGTGCCGCATGGTGCGAGAGGGGTGCTACGGACGGGAGGGGTGACGCCTTTTGGATGGCAGCGTGATCGTGACGCTATCCGGCCCAGACTCGCGTTTCACGATTTTAGCCTGCCCTGTATCAATTAAGTGCTGCATCCATGGCGGCAAATTCAGTTGCCCAGTCATCACCCTTCCTCCAGCATGGCGTCGATCATGGTTTCCCATGCAAATCGAGGGTCACAGCCGTTCGCCTCCATGTGGTTGTAGGCGCGGTCAAGCATCACATCGCTCGGCTCCCGGATCGCTGCGAGGACAATCGGCACGATCATCTTCGCGATGCCATATTCGCTCATCGCGTGGCTTGTGGGGTCAACGTGGCCGACTAGGGCCTTTTCTACCGCGTCGACGGCGCGTTCAAGCGGAGTCATGCCACCTTCTTCCGAAGATTAACCTCTATCCTGTCGAGTTCGGCGCGCAGATTTTCGATCTGTTCCAAGCCGTCTGGAGCGAAATGCGTTTCAATTATGTCATCAATGGGGAATGAGCGAACAATCCAATGCTCATCCTTTTCTCCGAATGCGCCCTGCGCATCATAAATCTCTGGATGAAGAGCAAACCTGATCTTCCCGCCTTCGAATGTGGCATGGGCGTTCCAGCGAAACGCCAGCGCCTGCTGGGCTATCTCCCAAACAGCACCATCGCTGTCATCGCTGTCGGCGAGCAGTTCAATGATCTTTGCGGAATTCGATTTCTTGCTATTGTCAGCGTTAGCCATCTCGCACTCCATTGCGTTGTGGTCAGGGTCGGCGGTGTTCCCGCACCGCTGGCCCGCATGATAGCAGCGAATCGCCGGGTTTCCTAGCTAATCCACCTCATCCAGCAGCGCGATATAAGCTTGCTCCCGACACCCACACCATGGCTGCATCCCGGCGCGATCATCTGCAGGGATCGCCTCGCCGCCATCGCGGGGTTTGCCTGTTCGGCTTTCATAGACCTTGCCGTCGCGCGCCTTGTGCCAGGACCGCGGATGCGCCTTCCCGCTATGCCTCCAGCGGAACTGCGTCAGCCCAGCTTCCGCCTGTCGTTCGCGGTCTAGCTGGGACGATAGCTTGCTGTTCTGGTCGGCGGCGATGCGAACTGCCCGTGCCCTGCTGCCGTCGACCTCTGCGCGGATCTCCCGCGCGACCTCGCGCACGGGAGCGCGCCGCTCATAGCCCCGGAACACCGCGTCCGCGATCTTCCCTTTCGTTACGTCAGAGACATTCGTCACCA